GGTAGATTATGGAGAAGCTACCAGATAGTGATTGATAAACTTAAAAGCCTTGATGAGATATGAAAGAGGATTTAACAAAGTATGTTGAACAATTGGAGATTGAGCGACAAGAAAACACAGATGTCTATTCAGACGAAACATTAATCAGATTAGATTCATTAATTAAGGATTACCACAAACTAATATTATCATTATGAAAACACGAAACGTATTTAAGAAAGTAACAGAGGCATTTAACCAACACGTAAAGCCTACTACATTAGAAAACGAGTTCATTCCTAACAACGGAGTAAGACACGGAGACTTAAAAAGATATTGGAATAATTACAACGCAGAGTTAGTTAACAGAATCTCAGAAATAAAAAGCTATGGAAGAATTTAAAAAAGGAGATAAAGTTATGGTTAGCGGATGCTTTAGTGACTTTGCGCATAAACACGATAACGAATGGTTTAAAGGAGAATTTATAGTTGAATGTGCAAGACCATCAGTTTACAAATATAGAGTTAGAGTAAACAATAAAATGTCGGATTGGAAAAACATAAAGAAAGATGAAACGATTTAAGATAACATACAAGGTAAAGCTAAAGAGATGGGAGGAACGTTACTTAATTGTAAGCGCACACACTCAGTCAGATGCTAAAGATAAATTCCAATTATGGAAAGGTTTAATAACAGATATACACGAATTATGAATTATAACATACAATCAATTACAGACACAAAAAAATCATTTCCTAAAAATACAAGATTCGTTTTTGAGGATTTTCTAATAGCTTGTCCTTTCTCTCTGGAGTATCTTCGCCAAGTATCACGCAAACGAGAAGTAATGCAATGGAGGCAGTTAGGTATGGTTTGGTTAGCAATAGAAAATATGCACCTAAGCAAAGCAGGTAAGTTCTTTGATAAAGACCATAGCACAGTTATTCACGCTTTAAAAGTAGTTAGACAAGCAAATAACGGATTTGATTATGTGCTAAAAGAAAAGATTGACAAGATAATGAACTGCATAGACTTGAGTGTACCTTACTCAAACGATTCAAGCGAGAACGAAAAGAACTCTTTAATTTATTTAGAACGATTAATTAAGAAAAAATTAGCTGCTGAAGGTATGCTATATGTTTAAAAGTATTATATTTGTAAACAATTAAAAACAGAATAACTATGAAAAAAGAAGAAGTGGTAGACGTTCTACCGAAAAGCGAAACTATCTACACTAAGCTATGGAAAGCAAAGCAAGAGATAGGCAAAGTTACTAAAGGTTCTAACAATCCTTTCTTTAAATCAAAATACGCTGATTTAAACGCTATTTTAGAAGCTACTGAACCAATCCTATTAAAACACGGTTTAATACTCTTACAACCCATCTTAGACGGCAAAGTATGCACTCAGATAATAGACATTGAAAACGGAGACAAGATAGAAAGCAGTTTAGTTCTTCCAATGATTACCGACCCACAAAAACTAATTGCTTCGATTACTTACTACCGAAGAGGAAGTTTACAGACGCTTTTAAGTTTACAGGCGGTGGATGACGATGGTAACACGGCACGAGAAGCGGTAAGTAAGTTATTTCCTCAGGAACGTTTTGAATCTGGACTTGCTAAAGTATCAAACGGAGAGTTAACTACTGAGCAATTTAAGAATGCTTTGAAAGGATATGAATTAACTGAGTTACAAACCAAAGCAATGTTATTGTTATGAGTAAGAATATAAGAATTACACGAGATAAGCAACCTAAAAGAAATAGCGAAGAAACTATTAAAGTTAGATTGATTAATAAAGCAATTAGAGATATGATTAGAAACGGACATATAACTAAAGAATTTGCTGAAGAGAATAGAAAAGAATTAGTTGAACAAGCATTAAGAAAGTTAGTATGAAGATTAGATGTAGCGCAATAGGTAAGATAATGACTTCTCCCAGAACAAAGGGAGATGTTCTATCTGAAACTGCAAAGACTTATATTCAAGATTACTTTAAAGAAAAGGAATTAGGAATAGCCAAAGAGTTTTGGAGTAGATATACAGACAAAGGTTTACAGATGGAAGATGAGGCAATAGAGTTTGCAGGTCAATTTTTCGGATGGGAGTTTGTAGTTAAAAATACGGAGCGATATAATAACGAATGGCTCACGGGTGAACCCGATGTAATTACAAAAGACTTACTTGCTGATATAAAATGCTCTTGGGATGGTTCTACGTTTCCATTATTCGATACTGAGTTAAAGAATAAAGATTATTTTTGGCAGATGCAAGGTTATATGATGCTTACAGGATTAGATAAAGCTGAGTTAATTTACTGCTTAATGAATACACCGCATCAAATCGTAGAAGACGAGGTACGTAGAGCGCATTGGAAAGCAGGATTAATAGATGAGGATTTAGATTTGCGTGAAGCGGTACAATCTCAGCATACATTCGACCATATTCCTAACAACCTACGAATTAAAAGATTCATCGTAGAAAGAGACGAACAAGCTATCGAACAAATTAAAGAGAAGGTAGAACTTTGTAGAAACTACTACGAGCAATTAAAAAGTATAATTTAAAAACAAAGTAAAAATGAGTTACGACAACACAAACACGGCAGTTATTTTTAAAAATAACAAGAAAGAAAACGAGAAGCATCCTGATTACAGAGGGACTATAAACGTAGATGGAAGAGAATTAGAAATAAGTCTATGGATTAAAGATGGTAAAGCAGGTAAGTTCTTTTCGGGTAAGATACAAGAACCATTTAAAAAGATGGAAAATACTTCGGACAAGATTAGAAACGAAAGTTCTGGATTGCCTTTTTAGTCACAAATTTTTATTATATTTGTGACATAGTTACGCTTCGACATTATAGTAACTGAACAGAATTATTACCCGATTATTTGAAAGCGAGGTCGAAGCCGCAAGTAAAATGGTCGGGTTTTTTAATTTTAGATATATGAGAAAGGCATTTAATTTTTATCGAAGCTATTGGGAAGTAGCAAATGAATTAAGCGAAACAGATAGGCTCAAATTTTATGATGCCGTTATGCTTAAACAATTTACAGGAGAAGAACCAAATTTAAACGGAATGGTTAAGTTTGCGTATCTATCTCAAAAGCATTCTATTGATAGGCAAGTAAAAGGTTATGAAGATAAAACAAAAGACCCTTTGGTACACCCTTCGGTAGGGGGTAGGCAAGGGGGTTCTGTACACCCTTCGGTACAAGAAGAAGAGAAAGAGAAAGAGAAAGAACAAGGGAAAGAAAAAGAGAAAGAGAAAGTTCCTGTACGACATTGGAACCAAGATATAGGAGTAGACGGTTATTCCATAAACAAAAAGAAATGATAGTTAACCATAGAAGCCAAGATGAGTTATTAGAGTTACTCAGACAAGATAAGATTCCTTTGGGTAAGGGAATAAGTATAGACTTAGACAACCATTTAAGATTTAAAGAAGGTACGTTTAACATTATTTTAGGACACGCTAATGTAGGTAAGACTTATTGGGTATTATGGTACTTACTTACTATGTCAGTTAAATACAACCTTAAACACCTAATTTACTCTTCTGAGAATTCCGTGTTTGGAATCAAGCGTAATTTAATAGAGTTGTGTGCTGGTAAAAAGATTAAGGATATGTTTGAATCTGAATTAGACAACTATAAAAACTTTATTGAATCTCACTTTGATTTTATAGATGCACAGAGAGCGTGGACTATTGAAGATTTTATGAAGCAAGTACAGGAGTTAGGTAATTACGATGCTTTAATGATTGACCCTCACAACTCTTTTTTAAGACCTAAAGGAAGCAATGCACACGATTACGATTATGAGATGGCTACGAGGCTAAGGTTATTTGCTAAAAAGACGAACACAACTATCTATTTATGTATTCACGCAGCTACAGATGCTTTAAGGAAGACACATAAAGACGGAGAATACAATGGCTTACCTATTCCTCCAAGTATGGCAGATGCAGAAGGTGGTGGTAAGTGGGGAAACAGAGCAGATGACTTCTTAGTTATACACAGATATCCTGCTCACGAATCACATTGGATGTTTACAGAGATACACGTTAAGAAAGTTAAAGAAACAGAAACAGGTGGAATGCCTACCTTTGCAAACAAACCCGTATTATTTAGATTAGAATACGGAACTAAATTTACCTGCGAAGGAATTAATGCTTTAGGAATATGAAAACATTTAATAGTATAAGCGGTGGTAAGACATCAGCATATTTAGAAGTACACTACCCAAGTGATTATAGAGCATTTGCTTTAGTAAGAACAAACGACCAGAGATGTTTATTTCCTGACGCTAAATTACGTCAAATGGTATCGGATAAATTAGGGATTGAATTTATAGGCACATTAGAGGATGACATTATAATTAACACAATATTTGATTTAGAACAATTTACAGGAAGAGAAATAAAGTGGGTAACTGGAAAAACATTTGAAGATTTGATAATGAGGAATAGTGGGATACCTAATTTGCCGAATGTAATGAAGAGATTTTGCACATCAGAATTAAAAGCTATTCCTATTTTTGATTATTGGAGAAGTTTAAATATTGAACCTTGGGAAGTTAGATTTGGTTTTAGGGCAAATGAAATGAAAAGAGCAGTTGCAACAAATAATAGGCTAAATGAAAACGGATTATTAACTCAAAAAGGTATTATAGGCAAAACAAAAAACGGAAAAAATAAATGGAAAGATTTTGAATATCAGAAGCCACATTATCCACTTATTAATGATGGTATTTTTAAAGATTCAATAGAAGAATTTTGGAAAGGTAAACAAGTTAGATTTGCTTGGATGAATAACTGCGTAGGATGCTTTCACAATAATCCCTTGTTATTAAAAAAGAAATTTCAAAAATATCCTAATAAGATGCAATGGTTTGTTGACCAAGAAAAAATGGGAATAGTAATGAAATCTAATAGATGGAGAGCAGGTAAAGAGGATGGATTAACCTACGAACAAATACAAAATTGGAATCCTCAATATGAACTATTTGAAGATGATTTTAACGAATGCGACTCTGGTTACTGCGGACTATAAAACTAAACAGATGAACTTATTTGATGTAATACACGCTAAGACTTCCTTAAATGCGATTATAGGAAGCATCCGACTTTCTCTACACGATTTACGAGAGAAACACGAACATAGAAAAGATTTAATAGAAACCTTAGAGAAATACGAAATATGGATGAGCGAAACACGAGATACTTTAAGTGCTATGGAAGATGAGAACAAGCAGCTAATTAAAAGACTTGCTCAGTATCATACTGAGTATTTAAAGTTAAAGCGAGAAAATAATGAATTTAAACAGTTGTTATGAATGAAGAACAATTATTTAATTATTTAAAAAAATATTATATATACGATTTAACAAAAAGCGAAGATAAATTTTCAAGTTATGATTGTTTTAGTAAAATTTATAGATGTGTGATTGAATTAAAATGTAGAAATAAACACTACGATAATTTGATGTTAGAGAAAATTAAATATGATAGTTTAAACAAAATGAATTGCAAGGCTTTTTATATAAATTCAACACCAGAAGGAATATTTGTTTTCAATATAAATGATATAAAACCAAATTGGATTACTGATAATTCAATGCCTAAACAAACAGAATTTGAAAATAATAATAAAATTGAAAAGACATATACATTAATTTCTATACATAATGCCATAAAAATATGAAAGCTAAGAAATGCAAAGTATGTAAAAACGAATTTACACCGATATACACTACTGCACAAAGCACCTGTTCATTAAGTTGTGCTATTGAACAAAGTGCTCAGAAGAAAACTCAAGCGTGGAAAGAACGTAAAAGGATACTAAAAGACGAACTAACTACTGTGCAAGATTTAATGAAAGTAGCGCAGCAAGTATTTAACAAGTATATTAGGTTAAGAGACGAGGGTAATTTATGCATAAGCTGCGGTAAAAAACCTAAAAAACCGAATGCAGGACATATGTATTCAGCAGGTGGACACTTCAATGTGAGGTTCGATGAGCGCAATGTACATTTACAATGTGAGTATTGCAATTCGTTTTTATCTGGCAATCTTTTACCTTACCGTGAAAATCTTTTAGTTAAGTTAGGATATGAAGAGTTCGAGAGTTTAAGTGCTGATGCGATGAAAACACGAAAGTTTACAAGAGAAGAATTAAAAGAGATTATAGAAAAATATAAGCAAAAGATAAAAGACTTTAAAAATTAAATATATATTTGAACCAACAAAACAGAAAAATTATGAAAGTAGAAATCCAAAACTTTACAGGAACTCAAAAAGAGTTTGAATTAGAAATCATCTATGCAAAAGGAGTAATAGAGATATTCTCAGCTAAAGCCGAGTATAGCTATAAATACAACTTAGCAACTGACACATCAGAGTTTATCTTTGAAAGCATTCAAGGGGCGAAATGGAACGGCATCACAGGTATTTACTATCCTTATGTTTTCTCAGAGGAAGAATGTAACGCAATCGAAGCGCAGATGAGAGAGCAAATTGATTGGGAAGAAATTATAGATGTGTTAAACAATTGGAATAATAGAGACTGATATGAAAGCAATATTAGAATTTAACCTACCAGAAGACGCACACGAATACAATCTTGTAAACAAGGCGGTAGATATGAGCGTAGTTCTTCACGAGTTCGACCAATATTTAAGAGGGAGACTTAAATGGGAAGACAATATAACCGATGATACATATAATGCGTTACAGGATGCGCGTGATAAATTGTGGGAGATGGCTAAAGATGGAGGGATAGAACTATGACACCGAAAGAGAAAGCAAAGGAGTTATTGTACAATTACGAATTGCAAGTAAGATTCAGTATGGAGGATTGCTCGTTTACATATAGAGATAGTAATTATGGTTTAGCAATAAAAAGAACGGCAAAACAATGCGCATTGATTGCAGTTGATGAGATGCTTGATTTTAGAAATGGCTTATACATTAATGAGGGGAGTTTGGCTCATCAATGGCTACTAGATGTCAAACAAGAAATAGAGAAACTATGAAAAGCACAGAACTAAAAATCTATCACGCTATAATGTTTATTATATTTAGCGTAATACTTGTTTTACTCGTTTCTAAGACACTTTCTGCTGATAGTAATAGCAAAGTATATCCAATAGAAAGAAGTACGATTAAAACGTCTTATTTAAAGCCGTCTGATTTATCAAAAGAAAATCTATCTTTGCAGAAACAAAATTATTACGAAAGATTATGGAACGAGAAATAATATTTATATACCTTTTGATTCAAGCATTTTTTATGTTAGGGCTTAGTATGTTAGCATTTAAGATGGAATATTTTAATTTAGCAGTAATATTTTTAGTAATTGGTGCATTGAATTTGATAGCTTTGAGCATCTTTATGTATGATATATGGGTAGGAAGATAGTAAAAGACGAAATGCACAG